CCGTTGGCGTCGATATGTACTGCCGGATTTTTTGTTATTACTTGGCACAGGTAACCTTGATCAATCAACGATTGTACCGGCACGTCATAAACGATGCGGTCGAAAATGGCGCCGTCGCCATGATGGAGCCAACCGCTGTCGAGGCGATAGGGCGTGGCCGACAGACCTACTACCCTGAGATGCGGGTACATCTGCGTCAGTAGCTTGATCGTGGATAGGTACCTTGTACTTTCATTGCGCGGTATCAGGTGACATTCGTCAACCAGCACAATCTCTGGCGGCGGTGACATTTTATGGACATGGGCCGCGAGGCTTTGAATACCGGCAATGAGAATGGGCGCTTGCAATTCCTTGCGGCCAATGCCAGCGGAAAAGATGCCGACCGGGGCGGCAGGCCAGTGGCCGAGCAATTCGTCGTGGTTTTGGGTCAGTAACTCGCGGACATGGGCCAGCACCAGGATACGAGTACCCGGCCAGCGGGTACTGATATCTTTTATCAGCGCCGCCATGATCAATGATTTACCAGCGCCGGTAGGGACTACCAATAGCCCGTTCCCGGCGTTGGGACGATCCCAGTATTTGTAAAGAGCGTCGATGCACTCTTGCTGATAGGGGCGGAGCTGCTTCATAAAATTATTGTTCTATATCCTCAATATCTTCGTCGCTCATGGTTGTTTCATCATCAATATGATGCTCGTAATACATTTCAAGTTGAGTCTCTGGCTTGTCGGCTTCGGCCATATTCTTGACAGCCTGATGGTAATAGCTTGGCTTCAATTCCACGCCAATACCCTTGCGGCCATTTATGACCGACCCGAATACCTCGGAACCAACACCCATGAACGGAGTCAGCACAATCTCACCAGGGTTGCTCCAAAGCGTAACCGCACGCTCGATAACATCAAGCTGAAGTGGGTGAACGTGCTTCTCATCTTCCTTGTCACGGGCTGGCTTGTATGGTAGTACCCGGTCAAGCCTTACATCGTCCCAAAAAGCGGAAGCGTACTGTCTCCATATCCAATGACTGAATCTGTTCTCGGTTTGCTTCCCGGTCCAGCCCTTATACTGCAAAAGCTCTTCTGGCATCTTACGTGCTCCGGCGTATTTATGAAGGCCGGTAGGGTGAGCTATTGGCACAGGGTTATCGCCTTTCTTGCGAAATACTAAAAGATAATCAGCGCTTGCTACCGTACATCGGCTTGAATCATCTACAATGGTTTTATGCGCGAGGGCTTTGGTCATGGTACGGTTGCGAACGGTCAACGGTTCTTTCCACACGCTATACCGTGCAACGTATTTCATGCCGAGCTTGTCATGTAACCTGATTATATCTCCAGGAAAATCAATCTGATAATCGTTCTTCCCGCTATTGCTTGCGGGGACGTCCATGCAATGAACGCAAGTCATCCTACCGGGCATTGTAACGCGCTCGATCTCTTTGACAAGGAACTCGTAATGGGTAAAAAACTCTTCATAGTTGCGGTTGTTTGAAAAGTCACGCTCGCTTGACGAGTAATGGTACAACCCCGCAAACGGCGGTGAGTACACCGACAAGTGAACGGAATTACTGGGTAGCGTTGGCATTACTTCCATACAGTCACCGTTATAAATTGCATACTTGTCTGTCAAAACCTGATCTGCTACAGCCATGATGGAACCTCCGTATTCTTGATGAATGTATTTGACTTCTCGATGCGCAATGAATTATTCATTTCATCGACAAGATTTGAAAACATAACATCGGCCGCAAGAGCCTTACGCCGCATATTATTCTTGATACCTATTTCACCTTCTGAGGCGATAAGGTCAACAGTAACTGGCCTTTTTTGTCCGAACCGCCAGCAACGGCGTACGGCCTGATAATACTGTTCGTATGAATGGTTTGCAAAAGTTACCATATGGTTACAATGTTGCCAGTTCAAACCGAACGCCCCTATCTTGTACTTTGTAATTATCTTCTTGATTGTACCATCAGAAAAACCACGGTACGCCTCTTCTTTTTGCTCGTCCGTATCCTGTCCTGAAATCTGCACCGATCCGGGTATGATCTTCTCCAGCAAGTCTCCCTCGTCGTTCAGGTAGCACCACACAACGCTTGCATCGTCATGCGAAAGGACAAGCTCTGCCGCCTTCTCGCAACGGGCCTCTATGGTTTGTCTCCGCTCTTGCCGCTCTTCCCTGAAATTAGCGGCCGACATTGCAAAAAGCATACCGGGGAGCGGGACAGCTGATTCTACGATATGCTCGTTTTCAATCAAGGCCGGTAATACAAACTTGTCATCGGAGTATCCAAGGTCTGACGGCTTGCGTATTGCCCTTGACCATGATGTTACCCATCGCCAGAAGTTTTTTTCGGCGTGGCCTTTGAAGCGCCAGTTTTGAGCCTTGCCACCGTTCGACCGTTCGCGTTTTGTTGAACAGTTGTTTTGATCATTCTTGAAAAACATTCCAAGCATGTCCATAAAGCCTAACTCGCCCAGGGCCTCGCTTGAAGTCCCAAGTTCAATATAATCATTCGGCGCGGCTGTCGCGGTCCACAATGAACGGTACTTTACCGTGCGCATAAACTCCGTAACCTCGGCCTTGTGCTTGCCATGAAAGTTTTTAATCGCGCTTGATTCGTCGCACGTCACTCCGCCAAAGTCATCAGGGTTAAAATAGTGCAACCGCTCATAGTTGGTTACGATTATTCGCTTCCCTGAAAAAACACCATCGCGGGATTGCACGGCGTCAATATCAAACTTTTTAGCCTCTTGTGTTGTCTGGTATGATACGGCAAGGGGCGTGATATAAAGCACTGGCTTGTTTGTGTGCTCGATGACATTCTGAGCCCATACCAACTGCATAGGAGTCTTCCCTAGTCCGCAGTCTGCAAAGCAAGCGCTTCTGCCCCGTTCGATTTCCCATGCTGTCAAATCTTTTTGAAAGTCAAAAAGCCAGTCAGGTATAAAAGTCGGTTTGAACCCTGACTTTGACCCGTATTGGTTCTTGCTGTTCAAGAACTCGCTATATTCCACCGCTCGCCTCCAAAAATAAAAAGCCCCGTTTGCCGGTGAGAGACGGCGCGCGGGGCTAAAAGGGCGAATCGCTCGCGGAAGCTCTCACCCTTCCGTAAACGATCAATAATAAGTATTGTATCATTGGATTAAAGTATAGTCAAGGCACCCCTCCCGCTGAAACTCCACCGGCACAAGCCCGGCGTGACGTGAACAATAAAAGCCCTCGGCACAAAATACGCCCGACGTACACGATCTACAGTGAACTTCCGGCACTTCCGACCCGTGGCATATGTTTTTATAATCGCAAAACTTGCACGCGAAACGCGCGGGGTTTTCTTCAATGCGGGCTGGCGGTTCCGTGGCCGATATTATTTGATCGGCCTTTGTTTTTATATCAAGGTATACTTGATGATCGTACTTGACCCGCTCCGCGTACAGCTCGTCCGTATCCTTGTTGACCGCGATATAATAGGCCCGGTCAATTTTAAGCCCGCCCATGTAGGCTTGCATCTGGATGTAGTGTTGCGGCTTGGCTTCCTTGACGCCTTTGTCCAGCAGCGCGAATGATTTTGCGTTATGCGTCTTGAACTCCAGAATATGCGGGCCTTTCGACTCAATGAATCCTACCCCGATACCGTCAATCGACCCGGAAAAATGCGGGAGGATTTCAACGCGGTCCTGGCGGGCCGTGACTTGAATGCCGATGCCTTCCAGTTCTTTGCAGATCCTATCCTCGGCCAGCTGCCCGGTCTCAAAAAGGCGCAGCATCCTGCCGTCAAACGTTGGCTTGCGGAACCAGCGGAAACTATACCAAATCTCACGCAGGCAATCCTTGCCGATTATCGACGCGCCGAGATGCGGGCGTTTCCAGTCTGTATTGTTTGCCTCATGATAGCGGTAGATTCTTGCGGGGATATCGGATTGGGTGAATCGTTCTAGGTTCATAGTAGTTCTGGATTCTCGTGGATGTTGCCGATGACTTCCATTTCATTTATTGCATGATTGTAGACGAGTGTAAGACCGCTTTCATTTTGAGTTCCGAATGATCCATATTCTTCTGAATAAACAACAACGCCTTGATGCGGCAATCTATGGCCTTCAAAAAACAACGAGGTTAAAACAATATCGCCCTCGTAGATATCCTTGCCGTTCTTGTCGCGCAGGCCGGTGAATTGTTCGGGGTCTGTTTTGTATTGACCATCGCTATATCCATACCAGAAAGAATCAAGCCCGTTACCATCTGAATACACAAATTTACCTGAATCTCTATCGATAGCTCCTCTAAACTTTATCTCACGCATAACGCCCCCTAAAAGTGTGCCACCCGGAGGGCCAACGGCCGCGGGTGACGTTCGGTTTGGATGATGACCGTCTTTCCGGCCTGCCAATTGTTATCGCCAGCGATGTGCTGGACTTTGTGTTACCAGTCCATACGGACAAGGTA